CGTATCCTACTACTTGATTTACACTAGTGTTATATCTAATCGAACCAATTGTTTGTGATGCATTTTCTTGTGCAGTTGTACCCTTTGGAACTATCATTGACCCTGTTGTATTAATAGTTAGTACATCAGCTGGATCTAATTGTAAGTTGCCACTTGTGTTTGTAAAAACATTAGTTCCAAACGTTAGTCCATTATAATCAACAGTTCCGGTGCCATTTGCATTAAGTTCTAAGTTGCTGTTACTAACCGTTGTTTCTATAAAGTTATCATTAATTTGTATGTTGCCAAGTACTTCAAGTGATCCTAAATCTACATCATTTTGTATATTAATGTTTGCCGCATATAGCTTGCCTGTTACTGTAATTCCGTTAGTTATCTCAACGTCTTCGTGCATTCTAACAGTGCCAGTACCGCTTGCACGTAACTCTAAATTAACATCGGTTGCTGTAGTTTTAATCGTGTTGCCACTTATTCTTACGTTATCAATTTGTACTGGAATTCCTGCACTACTTGTATTCAAACTAGATACTGTAAGATTTACAGTATCAAAATCATTTGCAACAGATACAACACCAATAGTAGTTACACCATTAACAGTTAATCCGTTTTCAATAGTAACGTTGTCATTAAAGTTAACTACGCCAGTACCGTTTGCTCTAAGTTCTAAATTGGCATTTGAATCTTTTGTACTAATTACATTACCGCTTAAAGATATGCCTTCAAATATACTGCTACCAACACCTGTAATCCCAGTAGCAGTTATATTATTTGCAGTAAGTGTATTAGTTACTGTAGTCGATTGTAATGAAGTTTCTTTAGTTGTTGTTAAGTTATTACTAACAATAAAGTTTTCTTTAATCTTTACATTGCCTGTTCCAGTACCGCTTAATGTAAGATCACTGTTGCTTGAAGTTGTAGAAATCTTGTTGCCACTAAGCATAATATCTTCAAATATAATTTGCTTATTTGTCGAGTTTAATGTTTGTACTATTAAGTTGTTAGCGCCTAAATTGTTTGTTGATGTTGTAGCAACATTACTAGTTGTTGGTGTTATTACATCGCCTGCTAGTTCGACGTTATTTTTAAATCTAACACTGCCAGTTCCAGATGCCCTAAGCTCTAAGTCACTATTACTAGTAGTAGTTGATATCATGTTATCAGCAATAGCTACATTTTCTATAACAGCATCACCTGTGAGTGTAATGTTTTGTGAAAGGAATTCCTCTGCAATAACTGCATCGAGACCAGATACGTTTACTAAACTAAAACTAGCAACAGGTGCTATTAAGTCTCGGCCTAATACTAAATCTGCTAATACTCTAACTGTACCAGTGCCTGCTGGAACAATTTGTAAATTAGAACTAGCCGAAGTGCCTTGTAAAACATTTCCAGTAAATGACACATTATCAATTGCAACAAATCCTTGTGCAGTTAATGTAGGTGCTGTTGTTGCTAGTAACGTTGCATTATTACTTGTAATATTATTAGCAACAGATACGTTACCAGTTACTCCGGCAGTACTTGAAAATGTGTTTGTTGCTCCGGTAGTTTGAGTAAAGGTATTATAAAATCTAGCAGGTCCTACAATAGATACCGTGCCACTACCTGCGGCTTCTAGCTCTAATCCTGCGTTTGATAACGTAGTGGAAATACTATTTCCTGTTAGGTCAATAGTAGTAAGTACTGCATTGTGCCCTGTTACTTTATCCCAGCGTTTAGCACTGCTACCAATTGTATAACTGTTTAAATTAGGAATTAAATTACCTTCAATGTCTGCATTAAAGTCAATCGTATCAGTGTCTGCATTTCCTAGTCTAATTAGTGTGCCGCCTAGTGTAACATTGCCTGTTACGTTTAAATTGCCCTGCGCTATAGTATTACTAGTAAACGCAATATCGTCTGCATTTGCATCTAATTTTAAAGTGCCTACAATTGATTCCATTGTAGATCCTGAGAATCTAATAAAATCTGTTTCTACTTTTTCGCCTCTTAAACTAACAGATTGTCCGCCTGTCGATACTGATAATTTCTCAACACCACTAAAGTCAAAGTTAGTAGAATCAATTACAGTTTCTCCTGTCTCCTGATTTACTATTAAAGCAGATCCTACTCGATAAGTGCCGTCTTGGTCCATTGACGTAAATAATATATTAGCACTATTTAATTCAGTAACTTCGTTTGCAGGTACAACTAATGTCTTATCGTTACTTGTGTCTTTGCCAGTACCAATATATCCAAAGTTATGATTTACTAAGTAGATTAAATTACTTGCGCCGTCAGCTTCGATACCTTTAGTGCCGTATACATTTGCACTACCAATACATCGTATTTCTGCGCCAAACTTTACACCTTGTCCTGCTTGCCCAGTAGACCCTTGTTCAGCTTTAATTCCAATTGATGCAAAGTAAGCAAACGAATTTAACCATTCAATCCTTACACCGTTTCTTGCTGTTAATCCTTGTTGTCCTGGAGTAATAAATGTTGCCGCATGGAATAACATACCTGCTTCTTTAGATACTGTTGTAACACTTGCTCCGTCAACTAACGCTCCGCGTCCTGCATCTCCTTGATCAAACCCTCTAGGATCTCCTGCACTTGTTACACTACCTTTAGTAATAACTGTACAGTTTCTAATATAAGGACTTCGTGATGTTACTACAGAACTTGCTTTATATCTAAATCCATAACCAGTATCAGCACCACTATTATAATAGAAGTCTTTAACAGTTAAGTTTTCAATAGTCACTTCACCGTTAACTAAAAATGCATCATTAGACTCAGTTGCTCCAGTTGGTGTAATAATAACATTGCGCATATCTTGTCCAGTTATTGTTACATTTACTGGTACAGTTAAAGGAAACGTTTCTACATAAGTTCCTGGAGATATGTGTATAGTATCGCCCGAGGATACTAATGTTAATGCCTTTGTTAATGTTAATACAGGATCTAATTGATGGTCGCCTGTAAATGTGTTGTTACCATTTTTAGCAACATAGTATATATTACCTTGTCTGTTAGTAATGTTAACACCGTTAACTATTGCTGTAGTTCCGGTAATATCAGTTGCTGTTACATCGTCTGCCCAAACGTTTGCCCAGCGTCTACTAGTACTGCCTAAATTATATGTTGCTGTTACATCTGGAATAACATCACTTACAAGCTCTCCTGTAAATGTTAAATCGTCATCGCCGTCGTTACCAATTGTAATTGATCCGTCTGAAGTTATAGTTCCACTAGCTTGAATATTACCAGTAACATTTGTGTTTGTTAGAAACTCAATAGTTCCAGAAGCGTTTGGATCAAATTCTATACTTGCGTTACTTAGGTAACTGTATATTTTGTTGTCGCGAAGTAATAGTTGATCAGTGCCTATACCAGTTGCAACTACTCCAGTACTCCCTGAAAGTGTTATTGCTCCGCTTAATGCTGTAAATCCTGTAGGTCTAAATTGTAAGTTTCCAATAGCAACAGTAGTTTGTGACCGTAAGTTTGTAGCACTTGCTGTGCCAGTAATAGATAAATCTTGTGACGGGGCAGTTGTGTTGACACCAATTTTGTTATTAACTACGTCAAGTTTAAGAACAGGAGTACTAGCACTTAAATTTCTAAAATCTAAGTTAACATTTTGTCTTAGAAGATCGTCCTCTAAGACTTGCCCGCTTATTCTTCCTAATTGACTCATATCTATCCCTTACTTGTTACAGTATTTAGTCGTAAAAAAAGGCACACTCGGTGCCTTTCATTATATACATTTAAATGTATTTTTTAGTTTTCGACATACTTAATACGTGCCGCGCCGTTACCGCCTCGGTGTCCACTATCTCTAACTCCTGGACACGGTATGGCTGCTGGGCCGCCTGCACCGTAAGGAACATACTGGGTACAACCGTTCATCTGGTAGCAACCACATGATCTGTTACCCATCCAACACGAACCGTGATACACGCCCTTGTCTGGATTTTTGCTCATTGCATTGAGTGCATTTACATACTGGTGAATTCCTTGTCCTGACCAGTTAGAGTAAGGATTGTCTGTTTCGATAGCGTATGTTACAGTTCCGCCTTCTTTAGAAAACATGTTTGCTGGTAGTGCCGCATGGTAATAGAACATACATAAACAAGTGACATAACAGCCTAAGAAACTTGCACAACTAATACGTCCACAGCAATTAACATCGCCGTTGTACGCACACGCAATGTGTCCGCCATCGTACATACATACTAGACCGCAGTTTGGACCTGTGTTTGTCGCGCAATATCCGTTAGCACGTAAGCAACAATACAGTGATGGTGTTGTTGAGCAAAAAGAAGTTCCGCTTCTGCCGCCTTGCGCACACAAACAACCGTTTGTACTTGAGCTAAACCAACACATTGCTGAGTTTGAACTACATCCTCTGTTACAAAGACCGTCTGCATTACCGCACGATTTACCAAGACAGCCGCATGTATAATTTCCGCTTGTTACGTTGAATGATTTATTAGTATAAGCTCCTGCGTTGCCTGGTAAGCCTCCGCCACAGCAACACATCTTGCTGCCACTACCGCCTGCTCCCCAAAGCTCTGCTAATACTGTTCCGTTTCCTGGAGCAATCCAACAATAACCGTTGCACAAGCAAGTATACATCTGCCCATTGTCAAACGACCATATTTTACCTTTTTCTAGGTTGACTTCAGCGGCACTGAAGTTCTTGCTACCTAGTAATGTCTTTAACGATGCCATGCACGTATCTCCTTACAATTATTTATCAAAGTTATGAATCACAGTGATTGGCTTACCTGCCGGGGGCGCCGATGAAAATCTAATATACCAACCTGCGGCTTTCCCAGCTGGGTTTTGAATTAGTGAATAGTTTGTTCCTGAAATTTGAAATACTGACTCAACTAACACTAGCACGTTTTGTGCGGCAGTCGGAACAGGACTATCAATATCTCCATTAGCTAACGGACCAAAGTCTAGTTCACTTGCATCGCCTACGCCTAAATTCTGTTGTACAATATTTACAGGTTCTTGTCTTTTTAATCTTGCCCAAGTACCGTCTGCATAGGATTCATGGGCTTCGGTTTCTGTATTATATCTAATCATTCCATTAGCTGGAAATAGCGGTCGACTTGCAGTATTGCCCATTGGTACAACTACTGCTTGTTCACCACCTAGTTGAACAACTTGATTGATATCATACCTAATACCTTTAGCTTTGATATTTCGTACGCTAGTACTTTGTGCTTTGATTAATCTCATTTTTTACACTTCCAAGAAGCTTACTGTTGCGCTTAAATTAGTAGGTGATTGTGATATACATACAATCTTGTCACCTGCATCTAATACAATTTTTTCACTATCAAACGTAAACGTTTCGCCTGCTGGTAATGTAAGATCGTTAATAACCATATTAACAGCGCCTTTAGCCGCGCCACTTGCTATAAAGTGCATGTCAAACATTGTTTCACCATGCTCTAAGTGTAGCGGGTTAGTTGCGTCAGTGTTACATACCATTATTGTTAGCACTGCATATTGTTTTCCTGCTGGAACTAACAATATGTTTGTGTCTGTACTTGCTATTAGTGTGCTTGCTATTGCCATTATGTTTCCTTTTTAAAACAACATGCTCAACAAAAGAGCATTCTGTCTACTTATTATTTCGCCTGATTTTGAAGCACTGTGTTTGAAAAACAATCCAGTACCTCCTGCCGCAGGTGCTTTTACGTATACTTTAAGTCCGTCAAGTGGACTAGCTGGATCTGATCCTTGCAGTGTTAATGTAAAGTTGTCGTTAACTATAACTCCACCAGTTCCTTGTGATTCTAAAATTAAATCAGTATCTGACGCAGTAGTTGATAAAATATTATCTTGGAATCTAAAATCTTCAAATTCAACTCTGTTTCCAAAAATTTGTCCCTTGTTGGTATTATCTATCTGGAAGCTAACTACACTAGGTGCACCACTTACTTCTGTATCTCTAACTTCTACAAACGACTTACTTGCCGAGCCTTCCTCAATTCTTCTTTGAAAAGTACTTGTAAGTTGTGTTACAATAGTATCATCGACATATTTCTTGTTTGGAATATCATCGTCGTCGGTAATTTGTGTTTCGTAGTTGTTTGTACCAGTAACACTAATAACACCTGTGCCGGAGTTAATAAGATATAAATCTCCTCCGCCTGTTGATACACTATTAATACGCAAGCCTTGTAGTGTACCTGACGCATTAACTAATGTAAAGCCGCCAGTTATAGTTGTAGCACTAATTGGATCAGCCCAAGTAATAGTTTCATCAAACACAATCTTTGCATCAGAGTAACTACCCCTGTCTATCTGTATTCCTGATTGATTAAGTGTAATACCTGTACCTGATTCACCATCATTAAGTGTAATAATATTATCTTTTAAGTTCAGATCACTTGAACTAACTTGTGTGGTTCCTCCTAAGACTACTAAGTTTCCTGTGACAGTTGTAATACCAGAGTTTAAGCCAGTGTCTAGTGTAATGTTACCACCAGATTGTACTTTAACTTTATAGTCACTATTTGGAAGAGCTAAAATTTTAGAAGACATATATAATTCCTATTGCAGATATATGGGGGAAGTTACTCCCCCATTTTACTTTTACGATGTTATCGGTGTAACTCTCATAACTGATGTAGTTGAGTCGTTTTCAATAACCCAAGTATGTCGGTTGTTTGAATAGTCTCTAACTGATCTGTTGTAAAGTTTAGCAATTCTAATTGTACCGCCTGCCGCATCTTGTGAGTTGATTGACATTTCATTAGCGCCTAAAGCACCGTCTACTTTGTCAACTAGTGTACAAATGCCTACATTACCTGTACCTGTGCCTCCGACTGAAGTTTTAGTACCGGTTTTTAAATCGTTAACTAAAAACTTGTTTACTGATCGTTGTGCAATAATAAATCCTACTGCTGATTCTCCATTACCAGCTACTTGACAGTTAATAGTAATGTTTGTACCATCGGCTAAAGCGCCAAAGTATCTTTTGTTTAGTGGACGTCCCATTTTTTTCTCCTAATAAGTTACGTTCTAAGTAATACGCAGTGGGTCAGTTCTGCATAAGTCTATATAGTATAGCACGATTTGTGACACAAGTATTTATCATTAAAAGAAGCTAACGGAAATTAAGTCATAAAAAAACAGAGCCCGTAGGCCCTGTTTTTATTTTTAAAGCAAAGTTTAGCTAAAGCTAACGTTTGCAGATGTTATAGCAACATTCGCTAAGTAATCAGCGGCATTACCCAATGAAGATGCTGTGTTTGATAACTCAACATATCCATAACGAGTCATAAAGCTCACTACTGGTTCGAATGTAGATGGATCCATTACAACACCACTTGACATCAACGGGATGTATGGGCAGTAAAATGCTGGAGCATCTGATTCACTATTACCTTTGTAACCAACAAGCGCCATAGCGTTATCGGCTGCGTAAGTATCTACATATACACGCATTGCATTGTTCAATGTACCAACAAACTTAGTGTTTGTAGGTGCTTCAAACGTGCCTTCCGTAGTACGTGCAAAAGCACTTGTAGTAGCAGACTGTAGGATTGTTAGTGCAAAAGGACTAACAACACAATAGTTACCTGCGCCACGACGTGTACGCTGAGCAATCAAGTTAGCCGCTCTGTTGATCTGAACTGCCAATGCGGCATGCTCGTCACCAACGAAAGTTGCTGTACCTGAAACGGCTTGTTGGTTGTACGTTTGTACAGCCGTGCCACTCAATGAACGCAATGAAGCAATAACTTCCTGGTCAATCTCAGCAGTAATCTCTTGTGCAAGAGCTGCCATGATTTCAGCTTCGACATCAATGCCGTGCTGTGCTTGTGCATCCTGAGCTGATTCAAAAGTCCAACGAGCACTTAACTTACGTGTTTTCGCTTCAACTGTTTGCTTCAAGATCTGAATGCTAAGTTTGTTACCAGCAGTACCTTCTGCTAAACTTGTTCCTTTTGCTTTACCAGCATCGGAACCAGCTTCGTCACCTGAATAACCAACAGCAATTTTGAATGGGCTTAAAGCCTCTTCGCCACTTGTTGCATCATCAGCTGTATCACTGTAACGTACTCTTAATGTGTGGATTTGTCCCACAGGACCGGTCATCGGTTGTACACCAACTAGCTCATTTGCTATTACTGTTGGCATAACACGTCTGATAACTGGTAAAATAACTCTGTTAAGAGTTGCGACATTACCGGCAGTAGTCGAACCAGCGGCTGATGTTTCAGACAAATACTTGCGAGTATTTTCTAAAGTTGCTGACATTACAGATTTTTTAGTTCCTGAAAGGCCTTCCATCAATGCTGTTTTCGTCTCTTGCCAGCGACTTTCTAGTAATTCTGACATAATTATATCTCCTTAATTTAATCCAGCTAAACGACGAATATCGATGACATTCTCGTCTTGCTTTTGTCTACTAACGTTAGTTTCTTGTTTGTTGCCTGTTATTGCTTTGCCTTCTGTTAGGTTCGCCTTCTTCTTCGCTGGACTATTACCCTCAATAACTGTTGGTAAATACTTGTTAAACGCTGACTTTAATTTCAGTGTTTGAACAGATTCCAGTAAGTCTGTCATTATTTCACGCTGTGCTACACTTAACGGTGCAACCAATTCGTTCATAACTTTTGCTCGTTGTACTGACTCATTAATCATTTTAATTTCAACAGTCTTTGCTTCTGCAAGTACTGTAGTCTTATCAACGATAGTCTTCGCTTCTGATAGTTGACGATTTTTAGTATCGATAACTTTCATTAACTTTGCTGTTTCACTCTTCTCATTCAAGTAGCTTCCTGCATACTCGGATGCGAATGATTCAAACAGCTTACGACCGAAGTCATTCTGTCTTGCAATTTCAATATCTTCTTTAAGTGTAGTAATTTCTTTATTCAAGTTCTTACTTACTGTTTCAGATACTAATTTTGCACTCTTTTCAATAAAGTTAGCTTTAACTTTCTTGAAGTGTGTCTTAGCTTCACGTACTAAACGTACTTTCGTTTCAGCTAGGTCTTGTTTATCCTCGTAAAATTCGTGGATTTCTTTAGCAAGAGCGTCTACAATAAAACTTTCTAACTGTCCAAACTTGTTAGACATAGTTTTTTGTTCTTCGTGTAGTTCAGATACTTCTTTTCCTAACTGTTGCACTACAAAACCTTTTAATAGGTCTGCGTTTTCACGCATTGCTACACCGTATTTTGCTTTAGCTTCAGCTAGTTGTTTGCGGTCATCTGCAAACTCAGAAATTTCTGCTTGAAGTCGCTCACTAAGCATCGAATCAATGGACTCAACCATTTGACCCTTGTCATGCTCATATTTTTTAGCAAATTCTTCACGAAGTTCAGCAGTTACCTGCATCTTGTTCGCTTTAATTTTGCCTTCCCAAGCTTCTTCAATTTGCGCTCTGATATCTTCAGAAACGACATCGTTTTCAAAGAGTGTTTTCAGTGCATCTATCATACTATTCTCCTGTTTCATTGGAGTTTGCTAATAATATTTATTAGCGATTCCTTAAGATACTTTTGTGCCTTTGGGTCGTGTCTTGTTGCCTGTGCCAATTCATATGCCTGGTGCCCGCCTCGAGCATTCATTAAGTGTTCGTAAATTGCTGTCGGATATGCTCCTGGCGCACTTGGCTGTGCCACAACGTCCACTGTAATAATTTCAAAGTCCGATACATCACCGGAATCTGTAACTTCACCAGAGCCCCTAGATGAAACACCTAGTTTAACACCTGCTTCTAACATAGTTTTAACTAAAGTGCCCATCGGGGTTGGTAATATCTTCAATTTACCATAACCGTTATTATCTTCCATCCACATTTCTGTGATCATGTGCGATACACGGTCAAGGTTTATATTAAGGCCTTCTGGATGATCAACTTCGCCGAGAACACTATATCCCCCAGTAACTTGATCGTTAAGAGTTTTGACAGCCCTACCAATTTCATTAACGGGGTACACACGCTGGTTAGCGTTACGTACTCCGCCCTGTATGCAAATACCTTTCATAAAAAGATCTTTGCCTTCGTTAGCAGATTCTACGACGATGTTCGCCTGTTGGAATGTCAAGTTCTCACTAAGTAGTTTCATTCAAACTTCCTTATTTGCCAATGATCGATTTTTTATCACTAGCTGTTTCGCCTGCGCCTTTTTTCTCAGCACCGTGGCCTTTTGACATAGCTTTCATACCTGTTTTTCCGACTTTAGCACCCGGAACGTTTATGTTGCCCATGTTGTCCTCTTTAGGAGTTGGGTCAGCTAAGCCGCCTTTAGTTCCTTCAGAATTGGATTCGCCACCTTGGTTTAAATTACCTGATGTGCCGTCGCCCATTTTGTTAGCACTTGCTGTTGGGGATTTAGTGTTTGCACCGTTGTCGCCCATTGTAGCATTTACTTTTTCAACATATTCACGCATGGTTTCTGCTTCTGATTTATCAGCTTCTTCGACTTCTTCATCAGTTGCTTCGTCTACGTCAAGATCAAAACTCTCTTCTTCAGGAGCTTCTTCTTCGTCACCGTCGTCACCTTCGGCATCGTCTTCTTCGCCTTCTTCGTCATCATCGGAATCCATATCGGAACCCATTTCTGCATCAAAAGCCGCTTTTAACTTTTCAATTTCGTCTTGCAAGTCTGCAATGTCGTCTGCCATGTCGCCTTCTTCAGCATCATCAGCATCCATATCAGCATCAGCATCAGGCATTTCTAAGTCGCGCATCATGTCTGCTGATTGATCCATATCCATTGGATCTGCTTCTACTTCAAATTCATCTAGATCAAAGTTTTCTTCTAACTCTTCATCTGACTCTTCTACTTCTTCATCTGACTCTTCTACTTCTTCGTCACTAGATTCATCAACTTCTTCATCAGTTGCTTCATCTACTTCTTCGTCGGTTGTTTCGTCAACTTCAAGATCATCTTCTAAAAGATTCTCATAAATACTTCTGGATTTTTCTACAACTATTTCGTGAAATAGTGCTTCCGCTCCAGCGCGGTCTTCGTTAACTAATTTTTCGAGCATTTCCTCGAATTTATTACGTTCGCTCATTTTGTTCTCTCCTAAATGAAATATGTTTTACCTACGGTGAGGCTGTCTAATGTATTTACTCATTGTGTTAAATATGGGTGTATTATAGGCTCAAAATGGTTCATTTTGAAATACACGTAGATATGTTAAACGATTTTGCAAATTCTTCTACAGTAATGTGTGTCAAGTTACTAAAATTCTCAAATGGTTCTGGAATAAATGAATCCTTTTCTTCTAACACTCTTATATATCTCTTTTCCGGAGATTTCTGCATTACATTGCACGTTTGACGTAACCAATTGCCAAAATACGTTGCACCGTCCTCTGATCTTTTATAATTTTGTGTACTCGAGTATATGTTATTAACTCTTTTCTCTTCAGGACCAATACCTTTATAGTCAAAACCCAAAATATATATAGTTTCATGTGCATGCGATGCGGCTAAATGCATCGCAGTTGGTCCACTACTCCAACCTAAACTAGGTTCAAAGTAATTAAACCCTGTATACTGTTCAAATGACTTATTGTAATTTGTCCATACCTGGTGTTCATTTTGATATCTTGACATGTTTATTTCATTAACCATTTTAATGTCAACTGCAACAAGGTAGTCAGGTTGAAACTCTCTATACACTGCATTGCATGCATATATAGTTCCGTATTTTTTTAAAGGTTCTAAAGGTATAGTAGATCGGCTTGTGCCATTACCTAATACAAACGCTACGCTCAATTATCATACTCCGCCCTCTGCATTCGAGGCTAGTCCATACATTTGTCTTACAAACAATAATTCTTTTGCTTGCTCTTCAGTATGTAGCTCTGCGGCTTTTCTTACACGGTTAATCTGGCGTAGTGTCAATTTAGTTTTACGTGTATCGTCTAAATCTACAGGAGAGTCATCAAGGTCAGCTTCGTAACGCTTGTCTTCGACTGGGTCAACAGTCTCTTTGTCAAAATAAAATAATTCACGTAGTATCATAATAGTATTTATACAGTTACGCCAGTATTACCTGCGTCCCCTGCATCTCCTCCTGCTGTTGGATCAGCACCTGTGTCCATAGCACCTTCAATTGGTGCTCCTTCTTCTGGTGCTTGGTCTTCCATACTGCCCATGTCGCCTGCTATTCCTGCGCCACTAATACCGGCAGTTCTCATTTCACCTTCGGCATCCGACGGAGCTGGATCTAAGTTCTCGTCATTTTCTTCTTTCCACATACGTTCATTCTCTGCTACTTCTTCAGCACTAAGTCCTAAGAAGCGTTGAAGCGCAAAACGATTAGAAATATAAGGTATAGCACTCATTTGTGTGTATGTTGGTACACGAGCATTATCAATTTCACTTTGTCTATAGCTTGCAAAGTTTTGTGGAGGTTGGAAACGTAAATCAAACATTGCAGTGTCTACGTTTACGCCTTTTTCAAGTATATAACGTTTGAACTCTTGATTAAGTTCTTCAACTACTAAGTTTTGTAATCGTTCGCAGTATGTGTTGAAACGAAGTTCTTGAATGTATGCCGTGCCCACTCTGCCGTCATTATACTGTGCCGCACTATCGTCTGCTCCCGTTGGTAAGTAGCTACTAGGGATTCGTAAACCACGTACGAGCTTATTAGTAAAATATCTAAGGTCATCAATTTCTCCAAGGTTAGTACCGCCAGGCAATGTTTCAACTTTTGATCCACGTCCTTCAGCAGTTTGTGGGAAGAAATAATCTTCGTTAATTGATAACGGATTATAACTACTATCAATTACATTAGTGCCGCCGCCAGTTGCACTAGGAATACGTCTCTGATGTATTTCTGTTTTTACTCGCTCAACAAATTGCATTGCTAAGTGACTTGGCATATTACCTACGTCAACATAAAATACTCTTCTTTCCGGAGCACGTTGTACACGATAGATAATAATTGCATCTTCAAGTAATTCTTTTTGCTTGTATACTTTAAAAACTGTTTCTAACAAACTATTACCAAACGGATAGTTTTGATCTAGTCCTTCACTTAAACTTAAATGTATAACGTTTTCAGCGTTAACTGATAGTTCTCCATCTTCTGTAGTGTAACGGTTACCAGCACCTTGTGGTGCATTACCTACCATGCCGCGCACTTGGCCGCCTTGTGTACCACCACCGCCATTAACATTTCCGCTTGTAACATGCGGAGTAGTTGCAACCATATCTCTAAAGTTTAAGTTAAAGTTTTTAATAACATATTGCTCAGGTGTTTTGCCTTCGCTTTCGTTAACAATGATACGTGTTACGTTTGCACTGTCTACGTGGAATAATTTTTTAGTTTCTGGATCTCTTACAAAAAACTGATCTCCATACTTAAACACATTGCGCAATATTCTAAACATACGTGTTTCAAATTTGTTTAACTTACACCATTGCTGTAAGTACTGCGCTATAATAGTAGTTTCAGTGTTTGTAGATTTCTTTTTAAAGTCTATTGTAAAAGGAGTTCTGTTATTAGTATTTTGTTGCGAACAAAACTCTGCTAGAATATCAAGTGCCGCATTAACTTCTGAATCCATATCCATAGTGTTATACTGGCCGTAACGTTCAACTCTGTTAGGACTTCCTACATATACATCCGGTAAGTAAGAACTGTAATTAGTTCTTGCAGGCCCAGGAGTTCCGCCGTTATACTTTCCACCGCCTAACGGTGAATAGCTTCCTCCCATATTGTCGCCTGTTTGTACAGGTGTAAAATGCTTCTTCCAACTCATGTTGTTTCCTAATTAATCTAGTTACTTAGTGTGTAATCTGTTAACTTCTTGCCGTTTCTTCTGATAGCTTCGGTTTCTGTTACTAGCTTGTCTATGTTAGTATTTAGTAGGGTTAGCTGATCTGAGCTACCTGTTCCGGCGCCGCCACTAGGCATTGTTGTATTACCTGCGTTACTGCCTTTATAGAACGGTATCCAACTGTTGTCCTTAGTTAGCTCGTCGTTCATTTTTTCAAAAGCATTACCAAGGCGCTCCATTTGATCAGCATATAGTTTTAAATTACTAACGTCTAAATCTTTACCAAACTTTGACAACCCTTCTAATGCAGTTCCGCTTAATTTTACATTCTCAATAGCTGTTGCATCAATTTTTTCAAACTCGTTAATACCATCAACTAGTGTAGTGAAAGGTGAACTAGAACCAAAGAAGCTAGTAATAGATTCTAGTACTCCGCCCTTAGTAAGATTTATTAGTGCAGGTCCTAGTAAGCCTAATGATGTAGCAATTTCTGCAAAGTTTGCGGCTCCCTTCATGTTAGCCATTTCGCCAACACCTGCGGCAATCTTTTCAACACCGTCTCCGGCTAAGTCGATGCCTTTTCCTGCAAGTGTTATTGCCGCGCCAGTACCAATAAGCATAGCAGTAAATACTGCCGCACCTATTGCTACTGGGCCATTTGCAAACATTTTAAACACTGTAGTAAGTGCTTTAAATCCAAGAAACACAGCACCAGTAGCTAGTATTGCTCCTAATGCACTTAGCCCACCTAAAAGAGCTGGTCCTGCAAGCATGCCTAGGAAACTACTTAATGCACCGCCTTCACGTTCGCCTGTTGCTTGTTGATCATGATCTGGTCCTTCCATTGCTCTTTTACCAAATATAACATCTTTAGCTATGTTCATTAGACCTGACATTGCTGTTGATATGTGAGGAGCTATTAACACGCCGAGCTTATTTAATCCGTCGGCTAAGTATTTTCCTATGTCTTTCATCAAGGTACCTTTTTGGAAGGATTCCATTAAGCCTGTTATTACTTCTCCAAAAGACGTAGCGGCTGATTTAATTTTACTAATTCCACCGCCCTCATCCATTAACTCTTGAAACTTAGTAGTTATGTTGGTTAATACTTTGGTAACTGAAGCAAAAATACCACTATCAATTAGTGCGGCTTTCATTTTGTTTCTTGTCTCTGTTATTGTTTTCTCAAATGCTAATACAGTCACTGCTCGCCCATCGTCAATTGCTTTTTGTTTTTTTGCTTGCTCAATTTGTGCTGCCGAAACTGATTCTACTAAATTACCAAGGCCAAGCACACTGAGCGTTGTTAACGCAACTTGGTCGCCCATAGCCGCACGTACTGCTAACGCATCTTTTTCTGCTACTGACATGTTTAATACAGTCTGTCTAGCTTTTTCAATTTCTGCTGTCAGCATATCCGCCGCGCCAGGAACACCGTCACCTAATGCTTTAGTTGCTGCCGCAATTCCGGGGTTTAATAAAGCAAGTGCTGTTGCCGCTTCACTATATGGTACTCCGCCCATAGCAATCATTTCTTTAACAGCTTCGCCTAGTTCAGCATCACGTGCAGATAACATAGTAACTGTACTTGTTACTGCTAGTCTAGCTGTTTCGTCTAATCCAGCTAGTACACCCTTTAATCGCTTATCATTAGATACCTCATTCATTGCTCCCGATATTTCATCACGTTGTTTACCAGTTGCTTTTGCAAGTTTGTCAACTTCTTTAATATATGCTTGAGCAGAGGCTAATGTCTGTTTACTAGATAACCGTTCACCTCGACCAAGTCGCTGTTGCTGGGTTACATAGTCAGCTGTATACTCACTAACTTCTTCCATAGTCATGCCCAGTTGGAGGAATAATTGAGAGTTTTTACTTACACCCTGTAGTAATCCAGTAAATGCTTTTGCTCCACTGCCAGCTGAGCTGCCAAGTTTTGCTAACATCTCGGCGTTCGATGAAATCACTCCCGAATATGCTTCCAGAGATAAACTTGTTGTTGCCGCAATTGCAGATGCTTCGTACAAGTTTGCACCAAAGTCGATACCTACTTTTGACAAATCTCTAAACGTATCAATTTGGTTGTCTATTGTTGAAACAAGTAGTTGCCCTATTCCGCCTATTATTCCTCCAACAATTGGAATAGATTCTAACGCACCAGCAATATGACTAGTAAAGTCACTTATTCTGTCACCGCCTGTTAATAGTTCGCCTGTTAGACCTTTGAATGCATTTGTAATTTGGCCCGCGGCGCGAATATAAACGTTACCTACATCGTTTGCAGCCTCTTCTAACTCTCCTAATTCTTTAGTAGTTTTGCCAGACTGTTTAGCTAGTGCCGCTAATTGTTTTTTAGATTCTTCACCACCGCCCTTGCTTCCGCCATCGCCTTTGGACCCCATCGCCTTGAGCAATTTAAGTAAGGTTGCTTCAGTTGCCGCGTTTTCTAACGTGACATCTTCTTGTCCAATTACACCTGTTACCTTTTCAGCCATATTCTACAGTTCCTTATTAAGTACGCATATAAATATAAGAGATACATACTTGTATAATGTATTTATACGGAGAATAGAATGACAGATAATAACTCACCAGGAATGGTTGAACTAACTGCGCCAGGTGCTAATCCTTTACAGAAATTCTTTAGACAACCTAAATTATATATTACGTTGCCTAGTAAAGGTCGCTGGTATCCAGCAGGGGCTTTAGAAACTACAGAAAATGGCGAGTTAGCAGTATTTGCCATGACTGCTAAAGACGAACTAACTTTAAAAACACCAGATGCACTTATTAACGGAGCCGCAACTGTTGAAATTATACAAAGTTGTGTGCCTAACATTTTAAATGCATGGGTAATGCCTAGTATTGATGTTGATGCATTACTTATTGCTATTAGAATTGCAACATATGGTCCAACAATGGACGTAGAAGTAACTGCACCAAACACAACAGAAGCAAACAACTTTCAAATGGACTTACGCCAAGTGCTAGAAACAGTTGGTGTTGAGGAGTTTGTTGAAGATGTACCAACAACAACTCCAGGACTGCAAGTAAAAATTAGACCTGTGACATACAAAGAATATACTTCTGCCGCACTACAAACATTTGAAGAAGAAAGAATGTTTAGGATTGTTAACGACGGTGACTTAGAACAAGAACGCAAGCTAGAACTGTTTGGCGAAACGTTTAATAAAATTAGAGATTTAACTGTTGGAATGATTTCTAACAGCATTGTATCGATTACAGTTGACAATGTTGAAGTTACTAATAGAGTTCACATAACTGATTTTATTGATAATGCTGATAAAAGTGTATTTGCAGATATAACAAAGCATATTGAAACAGAAAAAACTAAACATGCTGTAAAGCCATTAAAGGTATTTGCAACTGAAGAACAACTTGAACTTGGTGCGCCTAAGGAGTTTGAAGTTCCGATTGTATTTGATCAATCAACTTTTTTCGCCTAAGGATCGTTAACTGGCCAGTTGATCAAATCCTACAAGAAGTTTCAGACTTACAAGGCCAAGCAAAGCAGTTTCGACATTCTATATTAGAAATAATGTGGCACATGCGAGGAAGTATTAGTATGGATGAAGCGTTTATGTTATCTACTGAAGATAGAGAACTCATTAGTGACATTGTTAAAAGTAATTACGAAAACACCAAAAAGTCCGGACTACCTTTAGTTTAACGTACTGCTGGACCAATTGGAGCTGCCTTAGTTCCTGTAAGCATTGCTTTAACTGCTTCGCCCACTCCAGCTTTATTAATTTCTTTAGCTATATTAGTTACTCGCTTAGTAGACAACCCAGGACTAACTTCCTTAGGTGCAATAGCACCGGTAGCATTATTTTTCCATTGAGCACCTTGCCAAATATAAGTTTGACCATCATCGCCATCCAACAACTGTCCTGCGCCAGGTGCTACCTTAATTTTTGGATTAGGAACTTTCTTTGGATCAAAATCTGTAGTAGTAGTTGCACTCTTTTCAACGCCGGCTTTCTTTTCAGCTTGTGTTATAAGTGTTTGAAACTTTTGTAACTGACCAACGTCTGCGAATATAGCTTGCAATCCTTTAGCAAATGGTGCTAGTTGCTTTGCTAAGTTTGCAGGCAATGCTTCTCCCTTTTCAAGTTTTTCAAGACCTTTGCCCATTTGACTTGCTGAGCCTTTGCCTTTTAACTTTGATGACATACGTTTAGCACCTTGGGCAACTTTATTCTTTATATCTTTCATACTAGGTGCTTCATTGATAGTTTGTTTTTCTAAACTTGTAATTTGAGTAACTTGCATTATAACATTCCCGCTAATTCTTTTCTTTGCTTAACTGATAAACTATCAATAGTTGCTTGTAACTTTGGATCAATTTTTGCTGGCTTACCTACTGGAGGCGCTTTTGTTCCTGGAGCATTACCTGTAGCCGGTGCTTTTGCGCCAGGCGTTTTTTTACTAGTTCCTGTTTTACCAGTTTTAGCTTGCATTTTATCTAATACACTGTTACCAACTGTTGGTTCTATTTTAGCTGTTCCAGCTGGTTGTTTATCTGGAGTTGTAGCCGCATTACCGCCTGTAAGTTTATTCTTTGCGGCTTGTTTCAAAACATCCATAACTGTTTTCTTATCAAGTGTGCCTGATGGTAATGTCATTCCACCCGCAGATAACTTATTTTGTTTCATAAATGCGCCAAAGTCTTGGTCAGTCATAGTTTTATCATTCTTGCCGTTAATGCCCTGCCATTTTTTTAATACTTTGTATAGTTCATTTGCTTCTTTACCCATTTCAGCAGATCCAGCCATACGTTCACCACCAGGTAGCTTTCCGGCTAATCCTTTAACAGCATTACCAACACCACTAGTAGGTGCTTCGTTAATTATTTTATCTTCGCTTATAATATCATAAACATTCATGAGTAGTCCTTAAATTACTTATTAATTGTATTTAGTGTTTTATATGTCTTAACTTCGTTAATACAAGTTATCGCTAACGCTCAAACTACTTACACTTCGTTTTAACTTAAATGTTATTAAATGAATTATATGAAAAGCATTATTACGAATGTAATAATGTTTATACTTCATGTAGATTGTTTTAGTCAGACGGAACTATTTCTAGCCCCGTCATCTTGTTGAAAACTTCATGTGAGTCTGCCACAGCCAAGACATTGGAAAGAGGTAATTTTTTATACACAAGTTCAATGGGCTCTGACCTTTCCCATCCTCCGTCGACATTATGTTGCTTATAATATACAATGTACATTATATGTAACAATATTCCCCCGCTTCGTTCCTAGTGCTAAAGGGTTTTTATGAACTATGTTGTGTTTTTCGACTGCCAACAATGCAATCTATATCAACCTGTGAGCCCAATTTGTTTGGTGGCTTCCTCTCATTGGAGAGTCGATCAATATGTACGTGTGCTTCTATACGAGAGCTTTTTCCACAGCGGTAATTTAAACTGGCCCGCTAACCTTATGTGTTGGAATGATTTGCCTGTAAATGCTCTTTAAGAATTTTGGATCCGCCAACTCTAACATTAATAATACCATTGTAGTATTCGTCTGTTTCGAGTACTCTGCGTTCAAACTGTTCTCGCGCCTCTAAGTAACTTGCTATGCCTCTGCTAGGACAAATGTGAATAATTTCTCTTATAAAATTATCTTCGCCTAACTCTAAAACGTCTGCATTAAGTCTATCACTGGAACCGTAATAAGTTTGCCAGTCACTTTCTTTAGTGCTACGTCTTTTGTTTTTTTTGCCTTTGAGTGGTTTCTTTGTTACTTTAAATTTTGCTAGTTTTTTGCCTACGTACATCATGCCATTGACTTTGTTTGTTATCAAGTAAACAAACGCTTCACAACCTTCTGGCAGTTCGTCTATTTGTTTACCTTGATAAGTCCATTGCATCACATACTTATTGTTATTCGCCTTTGTCTGCCTGTCGTTTGGTTTTGTGCTTTAAATTTATCTCATCACTTCTTATTTTAGCATATTTTCTTATTTCTCTCAACCTTCTTCTGCTTTCTTTATGTGTTCTAACAGAGTTACGGGCTTCAAACTTTTCATTTGCGTCAAAATAAGCTAGATATGCTTTTATAAGTAAGTCATGTGTGTCATCTTCGATCATTCTATAATCTCAATATCATTCTCGTAACTAGTAAAGCCGTTTTCTTTAATGACTTTCATTACGTTGTTAACTCTTCCAATCAGTTCATCCTTATGGGATATAAGATACACGTTCTTATCGCCTTCTCTACCCATTTTCTTAAGAACACTAAGTGAACTTTCAACACCAGCAGTATCCATACCACTGTCAATTAACTCATCAATAAACAACAAGTTAATCTTTTGATATAAACTTTCCCACACATCGCGGAATGCAAAGCTCATACCAAGTATAAGTCTATTACGTTCGCCTCGTGACAAGTTATCAAAGTCTAGGTCTTGTCCTAGCTGTGTAATTTCAACTGCTAAGTCGTTCTGGAACACAACTTGATGCGGCAACCCTAACTTATCAAGATAATATGTAAGTCTATTGTTAAGATACATTAAGTTCTGATCAATAATCTTCTTACGAATGAAGCTGTCTTTGTTTGTAAGTAGTTTTAACAAAAAGTCTTGATGCTCTTTGAAACTAGTAAGTTCATTTACTGCACCCCAGTTAACTTCTTGTATAGCACTACTGTTTAACTCGTCAATTTGAGCTTGATACGGGTCAGATTCTTGTTCTTTGCTAGTTAATGCTTGCTTTAAGCTATCAACATTAGTTCTATGATCATATGCTTCTTTTGCACTATCATAAAACGTTCTAGGCTTGCCGTTAATCTCACCAATATCCTCAAGTGCTTTCATAACATCCTTTACTTTTACAGTAATTTCTGTCTGATATGCAATAGCATCCTCGTATTCTTTAGTTTTGCGTGTTTCAATCTCTGCTTTCTTGTCTGCATGTAGTTCTTGACCGCATGTATAACAAGTAGCATCTTCTAAATCTGCGATATCTTTTTTAGCTTTAACAACTGTTCTGTCTGCACGTTGTAGTGCTGGTTCTAAAGTACTTAACTCCTTTTTAAGAGCCAAAATAGCATTATTATGTTGCGACCAGTTAGATAACTTTTCATGCAACTCAAGTTCTTCGTCGATGTCTAAATGTTCTAGTTCGTCTATACCTTTTTGTAGCTTAGATACGTCTTGACTCTTCTTAGATAGCCATGCACGTTGCGTATTTTGCAAACTAGTAATAGTTCCGCCTATCTTTTCGTTTGCACTCTGAATAGCATTAATTTTTAATGTCTCTTCTTGAATAGCATCCTTAGTATAGCGTGTTTGTTCTTTAAGTGCATCTGCTTTTTCAGATAATATAGTAATACCTAGCAATTGCTCAATAATAGCACGTTGATCGTTAGTGCGCATACTTAAAAACGGCTCTGTATAAGTGTTTAAAGCAACAATATGCTTAAACATATCATGACTCATATCAAGCAAGTCGTTAATATACTCTTGTGTTTTACGACTATCACCTTGTGATTCGTCTGTCATCTCTTGTTCTTGGTTATCAACATAAAACTTGAGTATGTTAGGCGAACGTCCGCGCTCAATACGGTAATCTACGTTGTTCTTTTCAAAATGCAATGTAACTAACATGCCTTTGCTGTTAGTTTTATTAATTAAGTTGTTACGTTTGATGTTTGTAAGTGCAGTACCGTATAATGCATACGACAATGCGTTGATAATAGTAGTTTTACCAGTACCATTACGACTTCCGCTATCATCACCGCCTTGATCTAAGTTTTCACCTAACACAAGTGTTAAGTTGTCCTTATCGAAATCAACTGCTTGAGTCTGATTACCCACACTCATGAAGTTCTTGCACGTTAAGTCTTTAATTTTTATCATAGTTCGTTGTAAATGTCCATAAGCGTCTTCTTATTGAAGTTGTCTGAGTCGATTGCGGCAATTTCACCAGCAACAATTTGGTCGACACTCTCAAATTGTCTTATATCTAGTTCGGTAGTAAGTTCGTCTAACTGCTTTTGTGGAATTAAACTAATTTCTCTGCAACCGTACTGGTTAATGAAGGTTTCTTTTACAAAACTAGCTTCTTCAAAGCTAATAGGCAAGTCTAAGTTAACTCGTAAGTACATATTAGGCTTAATAAGGGTTTCTTGTTCGTCTATTAGTTGACTTAGCTTGATTGTGCGATACTTAGGACAGTCTGTCCAATTAATATATTCAGGTTCTTTATCGTTTTCACGATCAAGTATCATCATACCTCGATTATCGTCCCATGCATCAGCATAGTTGTGCGGAAATGCATTACCAATATAATGTATAACTCCTTGTTGTTGGCGCTTATGGAAGTGTCCACTAAAAACATATGATTGATGTTTAAAGTCTTCAGCTTTCAGCTCACCGTGATCGGGCATTTGTACCATAGCATTCATATAGAAGCTAGGAAGCTCAAAATGCCCAAAAACATACTTGCTTTTAAGGCTTCTAAGTTTTTTCCATTCATCACCAACTAACCAAGGAACAATAGTTACATCTTCAATTGTAGTAATTTCGTCTATAAAGGTAATTCCTGGAATATGTTTTGCAAACGCAGTACTATTAACGTCACGCTTGTCTTTATAATACAAATCGTGATTGCCGTCAAAGAAGAAGAACTGCTCAAAGGCAGCTCCTAGCTTTTCCATGCTTCTAATAGTAGCATCCATTGTTGTTAAGTTTAAACTATTCCGATTGTGATGCCAATCTCCACAAAAAATACCAGTTTCGCAACCGTTAGCTTTTGCTTCTTTGATATACCAATCGATAAAGTCTTCACAATCCTGATTGTGTACTTTACTGTTGCCTTTTAGGCCAAAGTGAATGTCTGTAAAGACTGCGGCTTTCTTAAACAAATTTAAATCCTCTATAGTTCTAATACATTATACATTAAAAGCAGGCAAAAGTCAATCGCTTTTGGTTTTAGTACCTGGATTAGCCATATCGTGCTCACGCTTTTGTTGTGCTTCCCATTCACCGGAATGTTGTCTAGTAAAACTAGGATTCATGTTATTCATTTCAAGAATATCGTCACGTATGTTCTGCGCACGTTTTTCGATGTTGATAACACGTACAAAACTGTTAGTAACAGCGGCAGTATAATATGCAAACGGATTTTGTGACTTAGATTCGTCAAATTGTAGCCCAATTTGTGCAAGTTGTAGTATTGCTTGACCGCGCATTTCGTCATTGTAAGTGTATCCACGTACATTACCACGTGTTGCATAACGATCACATAACTTCATCCACATCATAGCAAGCGTATTAGTTGCTTTACCATGAGTTTTATTAAAGTTACCATTTTCCATACCACCTTGCCAATGACTTTTTCCAACTAATATAAGCTCACCTTCGTCATTGTACTTGTAATGATGATATGGCGGAAAGTTTAATTTAGTTTTTGTATCAGCAACGGTCTTTGGGTTCTTTTTACGACCTGGCTCTTCGGGTATATGGTCAAATGACATCACACGGAAGATTATTTCTTCTTTAGTAATTTTCTTATAGTCATGTTCGCACTCTGCTTGCTTAACTTTTTCTCCTGCTAGTTTTCTACGATCGTATTCAGCAACACTTAACTTCTTTGCTTTGTTTCGTTTTGCTTCAGCAGTAGTTCTTATGTTTATTTTATCAATATCAAGTAAGATAATGTCAAAATCGGCATACGAGTCTTCAGTATAGCTACAAAAGGTAGCCTTTGATTTATGAATTTCTTTTAATATGTCTTTGTTGTTTAGGTAATTTACACGTCTAGCCATTATTTCTCCAAGTTCTAAGATGTTACATACATTATAATATACATACATTAAAAAGTCAACTAAATAACACTATAGAAGGAGCAATTATGTCATTTGATAAATTTAGTAGCGTAGTAGAACAGGTCGGTGATGTTGTAAGACAAACTTCAGCCAAAGCAGTTAAAGCGATTAATCAAGCTACGTCTTTTGTAGACAATCCAATGGGTTTAATGAAAGGTATACGTAGTGCAAACTTACCAACTGACGCTATGCCAGTATTTAAATCACATACCGGCGCTACTGTTAAAATTCCTAAGGGCGATAATGACTGGCGAGTTAGTTTAAGTATTCCGCCTATTATGCAAAACATGCCAATGGACCTATTAGGGCCCCTTGCTAAAACAGATGGTAAAATGGTATTTCCCTTCACGCCTTCTATAATATTTTCTCACTCCGCAAGCTACAATGCAATGCAACCTACACATACTAATTATCCGTTTTTTAACTATCAGAGCTCAGCTGTGGACGCTATAACTATTGCAGGAGACTTTTTTGCTGAAAATGCAGAAGATGCAGAATATTGGGTAGCGGCTGTAACGTATTTGCGTACTGTAACTAAAATGTTTTACGGCAATAGCGAAAATGCAGGTAATCCACCGCCCATTGTTAAACTTAATGGGTATGGAGAATTTGTGTTTAATGATGTGCCTTGTGTAGTGACAGCATTTAACATTGATTTACCTCAAGACGTTGATTATATTAAAACATCAAATGTAACAACTACTCCGGCAAGACTTGGAAATGAGCCAACATCACAATCTGGACCAGGAACTTGGGTACCAGCACAAAGTTTAATCTCAGTAACAGTACAACCAATATACAGTAGAGCAAAACAAGCAGAATTTAATTTAAATAATTTTGTTAGCGGCGACTTAATAACTAAAGGAATGATTTAATGGCAACTTACGGAAATAGCAGTCCTTGGCAAAATACTAAAGTTGTAGATAATCAGTATCTTGGACATTTTGAAATTAGACCCGTGCCCGGTGAAGCTGATGACATCCTTTATGAAATTGAAACACAATACACTCATAGACCAGACTTATTAGCGTATGACTTATACGGTACTACAAAATTATGGTGGGTATTTGCACAAAGAAATATGGATACAATAAAAGATCCAGTATATGACATTGAAGCAGGCGTTGGTATTTTTCTACCAAAAGGTCCTTCATTAAAACGATTGCTAGGAATGTAAATTATGAGCGGACATCATAGTTTTACCGGAATAAAAAATAATATAACAAAAAAACTGAATGTTATTAGCAATCATCATCCGGAATTAACACAACCTATAAACAATGTAGCCGCTGTCACCAGCGCAATCCATGTTGGCACAACTACAGAATTTAATGCCAGACGGGGAGGCGCTGTTGTTGATGCCGCCAAAGAAAAAGCAATGGACTTTTCAGCATCTCCGGGATCTGTAGGAAAAACATCTACACCGGGCGAACTTGAACCAGGAATTACTCCAGCACCGTGGGCTAATGAACTTGAAGGTTTTGCAAGTATGAACTGTATAGTAACACTTTCTGTATTAAGTGTTGACGAAGTTAACGATCCTGATGGCACTTATAGATCTAGCGGATTACGAAATGATTCAATAATTGCTAGAAGTGGCGGTAGCGGTAAGTTTAAAGTTAAAACAGCATATGAAAAAGTTCTAGGCAAATCCTTAGAGTTTTTTATAGATGATTTAGAGTTTATAGCAGTATGTTCTCCAGATATTAATTCTAGAAATGCTAACGTAACAACACTAGAATTTAAAATTCAAGAACCATATAGTATGGGATTATTTTTAAATGCCCTTAAAGCGGCAGCAACTATAGGCGGTCATCCAAACTATGTAGCGGCAACTTATATGTTAACTCTTGAATTTGTCGGAACTGACGAAGAAGGTAATGTAGGACAAGCACCTCATTCAAGAAGATTTCTTCCAATTAAATTTAAAAACGTTGAGT